AAGATATCCTCTTTGGACTACACCAAGAACAATATCTGGATTGTGGTTGAAAAGTAAGGGAGCAGAAGCATTCAGACGAGAAAAATCAATAGCATCCTCTCGGTGTACTAAGATTTCATCTCCTAAATAACCCCGATTTACAGGGGTTTCAGAACTGAAGGGAAATTCTAAAGTTCGTTCTTCTTCATTTAAATTCCTACTTTCAAGTAAGACAGAATAATCACGAAGTAAAGTTTTACCTTCTAAATCACGTTTTTCCTCCATAAGATTCGGGATTAGGTGTTTCATCTATACTAACCTCTTTTTGCTCCGTAGGAATAGTTAATTTACTATCAAAGACTAAACCTAGTTGTTCTGCCTGTTCTACCTCATCTTTTCTTTCCGCTAATAACTCTTCTAAGTCCCCACCTTGTTCAGCCACAATTTGTGTTTGAGTTTTAAATCCAGCCCTAACCGCCTCTTTTGCAGCATTCACTTCTTTTAACGGATCAATCCAACTCCAACCCCTTGGCATCCAATGAATTTTCATATATTTTTCAAAATCTGTATCAAAATTAGGTAAATTTAATTCACCACTTAATACAGCCATTTGAAGCCAATTTTCATAGATTCTTGAATGTAAGTTTTCTATAAAGTAATTTTGAATCGCTTTATATTGAGTCCTATCTTCTAGTAAGGCAAGACGGCTAGAACTGTAGTTAGATTGCGAATAGTCACGACTCAAACTTTCATAAGATAATCCTATTCCAGCAGCCATAGACCTTAACATTGCTCTCATAAATGCTTCAAATTCACCATGAGGACTATCCATATCAGGAATAACTACATTTTCACCATTTTGTAAGTAATGAAACTGACCTGGACTAAATGAAGTAACACGATCACCATCATAAACTTCACCGCCTTGATCTAGTTCACCTTCTGGACTTGTGATAAATCCCATTAATGCACTAGAAGCCCTAGCTCTAACAACAGCACTTTCTCGAAAGCCAGCTAATTGATGTAATGATTCAATAGCAGAAGCCATCCAAGGAACACCTCTTGTTTGAGATGGTCTATCTGTCATATATAAATGAATAATTTCATTAGCAGGAATTATCATGTGCCGATCTTCACCTTGAGGCAATGTAAAAGGCGTATCTCCTGGATGCTTAGTTAAGAAAGCATAATTCTTAGGTCGCATAAACTTATCGACTTCAACTCCCATTCGCCATGAAGCATTTTTATTGCTACTTCTACCTGTATAGTCATCATCTAATTGATCTGCTTCTAATATTTCTAAAGCAAAAGGTATTTTTGAACGACCAAAAGGTTTATTAACCATTCTTATAAATACTTCACCAGATTCAATCATTGAATTACAACACAACCTTTCTATATCAGCCCAACAAAGCCTTCCAGCAGTATGACAAGAATCATATCTACCCCATTTTTTCCATGCTTCTTCTATTTGAGCATTAATCTTGGTATCTAATGTATTAACCCTATATTTACGAACATGAGCCTGTAATTTAATACCAGAATCACCAATAACATTAGAAGTAATAGATCTTACTGCTTGTCTTGCATGAGGATCATCTCTTACTAATTGTCTAGATCTTTGACGTAAAGTTTTTATACTGCCTTTAATTTCGGCATCAGCAGATGTACCAGCAGCCATCCAGTTAGAATTTAATCTACTTGTAGCAGCACCCGCATACATTCTTAATGGTCTTTTCTTTGTAATAGCTTTATTGCTAAAACCATCACCAGAAGTCCAAAATCCTTTCCAAGCATTAATTAATCCCATTGTTAAAACCTCACATAGTAGTTGTGTGGATCGCCTAAACCGTTAGCAATCATATTTGCCTTTCTTTCTCTTACTACCTCTGCTTTTAATTGCGACTCCCTTTTCCTTAATTCGGATAAATCGGCATATTTAAAAGTACGATCACCAATACTATATTCACTTGCTTTATTAGCAATAATTGCTCTAATCGCAGCTTTTACAGCATCTAAATCTATTTGTGCTTGTGTCCTACCGTCATAAGCTCCTGGAGTTCCAGTATAAGTAAGCTGATTTTTAACCTCTATTTGTCCTTCAAATAAAGTAATCTCATCACCTGTTTTTGTGGCTCTTGCTTGAAACCACCAAGTCCCTGCATCCATAGTAGAAGTAGAAGCAGAAGTTATAACAAACTCCCAACCTGTACCATACGCAGTACCAATGATTTCTTTTGCTTCGCCACTTGCATTTGCACGAAGATAATATTTAAGTGCATAATCAGCACTCGTTACACTTTCATTTAGCCAATTAACACCAGCAGGATCTCTCCATCTGACAGTATCACCAGCCCTAAAAATTGAAGGAATAGGCATTTGGGTAGTTACCAAGAGTTAACATAATTCCGTGAATTTACGGATTTCTTTGATAATAGCCCTTTTTCTTGCGTATTAATAGTGCCTTTTTGAATCAATTTAGAGAAGATTTGCCAGATTTTGAGCCTTGGATAGCGTTGATAGAGCAAATTTAAGGCAGAATAGGCGTAAACAAGCTCATCTAGACGTTCTGATCTTGCACCCGCTCTTTTTTGCCAAGTTGGTACTGTAAAACCTGATCTATTTGTCTTTAAAATTTGTTGTTCTGATGTAATTTCCTTAAAATATTCTTCTTCTGTCTCAGCATGGAAATGTAGATAACCTGGGCTACTACTTCCTTCTTTAACTATATTATGCTTCAATCTACCCATAATGCAATCTTTTATAGTGTCAGTTCCAACCATAAATAAAGCAACACCTTTCTTAATTGCTCTTCCTTTGAAATTTATATCAACAAATTTACCTTTACTTATAGGTGCTTGATTACGAGTTGATGCACCTTTAATAGCTATAACCCCTAAAGATTGATGTTCTCGACAATAGGTATATACAGGAACAGTAGCCAAACCTCCACTATCAATCGCAGTTACTTGTATTTTCATTTTGCCTTTATCTTCTCTTATCCAATCATTTGTTATTAATGACGTTAATGATTTCCATACCTGTCCTTGATGTGGATCACCTTCAATACTTCCATAACTTATTAACCAACATTCTTCACCATCAGCCCAACCATAAACAGAATAAGAAAGACGTTGACCAGAAGTACCGCCACCACCTTGAACATCAACTCCCATTGTTAATATCTTGACATCATTAGGAACTATTTCTGGAAGGTAAGGTTCTACACGTTGCATTAAACCTTCAGCAGATAATTTACTGACATAATTTTGTTCCCATGTCTCTGCTAATCGAGTATTAATAAATGTTTTTAATGCTGGTGCATCATCTTTACATCTAAGCCATTCTTCGACAGCCGATTCCCACGAATACCATCCCAAGGGACTGTAAAGACCATTAAGGTGAAACCCTGCTGTCTTGCCATCACTTTCTCTTGTCGCTCGCCATTCACCCTCTCTTAACATCTGTGGTTTATTTAATTCTTTAAACCTTTCCTTACAAGAAATACATTCATATTGAACAGTACTAGGTTCAGACTTTTCCCATTTAAGTTGATCCCATTTTAAATCTTGAAATTCACCACAAGCAGGACAGGGAACATAATATTTCCTACAATCCGACCTTAATAACTCTTTTTCAATACGACTGTAATCTCTTAGTGTTGGCGTTGATGTTAATAAAATCTTTTTACGAGCAAAAGTAGTAGCACGTTTACAAGCTAGTTCTACAGGATCTCCTTCACCTTCTACATCAGCAGGAAAAGCATCTATTTCATCAGCAAAAATATATCGACAAGGAGTAGAACGTAAACCAGTAGCACTATTCGCACCAGTTAATAACAACATCCCACCAGGAAAGTCTTTATTAAACAAAGTATTACCACTATCTCTACTTCTGGCTGGTTCTATACGCTCTGCCAATACAGGAGTGTCAGCTAACATACTCGCTAATCGTTGTTTTGACAGTCTTTTTGCCATTTCTACTGTGGGTTGGACTGCGAGTAGAGCCGAAGGTGCTTGATGCACAATGTAGCCGATCCAATTGTTGCCACATTCTGTCTTCCCGCTTTGTGCTGCGAATTGCATTACAACTCTTTCTATAGGACTGCTTGTACTTAAACAATCCATTGGTTCTTTTAAATATGGTGTCCTAGATGTTCTAAAACGCCCAGGTTCACTAGAAGCTTTACTGGACAACATTCTATATTCATCTGCCCATTGACTAACAGTTAATTCCTTCTCAGGTTCTATACCTTCTAGAAAGCCTTCAAGCCATGCGTTCATTTAATAGGTAACTCTTGCAATGCCATCCTATGTTCATCCAAAATTGCCCTATGAATTATTGACGGATCTGTTTCTCCAGCTAATTGATGAGATAAACGATCAGCAGTATTCATTAACGCTTCTCTAATACTTCTACCAATCGCAAATGCTGATTTCTTTACTTCTTTACTAGCAACTAAGTCTTTTTTTTCTTTCGCTACCTTTAATTTTGAAAACTCAGCCTCAAAATGTTCTCGCCTTGCCTTGGATACATTAAATTCTGGAATCTCGTCATCAGGAAGCCTATCTATATCATTCTTT